CCGCGCTCTTTATCGTGTCTGGCAACACGTCGGCTCCGAACTTCTCAATAGCCTGATACGGCTTGTAATGCAGCTTGCGCAGCATATAGTTGACTTTGCCGTTCTCGGCTTCCCTCCACCATGTGTAAGGCAGCGGCAGGCTCTTGTAGTTCGTCGGCTTGCCGGGATTGTCTTCGATCATCATAGCGCCATTGCCAAAAGCAACGCGGCTTGTGATGACTTCAGTTAGCTGAGACGCGAAGTTGCTCGCTGTCGCGTAGCGCATATCGAACATATCGTCGCGAAGGTTCTCGCACCATTGCCGAACCTCAACGAACTTGCGGATAGATCGCTCTGTCGCCTGGATCTTCTGATACTTCTCCGAACGCGGCATGTTGAGCGCGGAGAACACGGCAGCGCAGCGCTCGACGGCCAGCACGGCCATACTGTCAAATTGCCATTCGGTCCGACGCTCTCCAGGCGTGTCACGGCCTTGGAACCGGGCAGCGGACGGAACAATGCGCCTCCGGGTCTCTTCCCAGAGCGCGTCAAAGTTCGCGCGGTCTGCCTGCTCCGCCTCGCTATCCCGCAGGATGCGCCGGGCGATATCGCTGTCAGTATCAGCCATGGCCGTTCAAACGCCTTGTGAAATCAGATGCCGACCAACCACGCATTCATTCCGCCTCCGCCAGCCGACAGCCGAGCGCGGCACGCGGGCAACAGAACCGTGAAGTGCAGATCGGTCGCGCCTGCCGTGATCACGTCGCCGTTGAGATCATGCGCCGCAACCCATGCGCCTGACGGCGTCTGGATCTCCAGGCTCGGCGTGCCGCTGAGGTTGTCAACGAGAAGCGCCGCCATACCGCCGCGCCACGGGAAGCCCGCACTAGACGCTGTACCAGCCGCAGAAAGCTGAACGACGTCGCCTTGAGCTGCTGATGTCATACGCCACCTCCAAGGGCTCTGTAGACGCCGACGCGGCCTTGTGGGGCTGCTGGCGTTGATAGGCGGTTCGCGGCAGCGCCTTTGCGAAACCGGGTTCTGTCGGAGCTTACCTGCCGCTCCTGCGCCTCGTTGACCGTCGGCGGAGGCGGAGCAGGCGGAATGATCGGCGCTGGCTTGGGCTTTTCTACCCCAAATAGACTTTGCATTGCAGCCTCTACCAATAGTCGTAATCGTGATCGCTGTCGCGCTCCGGCTGTCTCTGACGGCTCTTATCCTTGCCGCGCAGGGTTTTGATCTCACCCTTGCCGCAAAGGTAATATCCGAGCGCTTCGCAGACGTGCGAATATATGCTCTTTTCGGGAGCCGACGCAAACCTTTCCGAGCCCGCCACTTGCAGGCGTCGATAGTGCCACGCGCCAGACAAGCCCTTGACCAGACGCGGGCAGCGTCGGCGATTGATCAGGATGCCAGGGCGTCCGCGAACATTGCGCAGCATGGGAGCCTTCAGCGCGTCAATCCGAAGTTCAGGATCGTTCGTCGGCGCGGCCTTGACCGGCAGACCGTAGCTCTTGAGGTGGTCGTAATAGCTCTTCTTGTGGATGCCGTCACGCGCCGCGCCAGCCGGATCGCCGAAGAACTCCTCAAGCTCATGATCCGGGAATTCTGTCTTCAGCATGCGCACCATTTGCTGGCCGAATTCAACAAGACCGATCTCTTCGAGCGTCACCTCAGCATGAACGAGATAGATCCCGGAAGGATGCATCTGACAGGCGAGCCCGGCAGGCGCAAGCGTGCCAGAGCCGACGTCGTAGCCGCCACCAATCGGCACGTTCGGCAGCACTTCGAGATGATCAACGGCCATCTGTTCAAGGTTGAACTCAGGGATAACAGGCTGGCCATCGACTACAAACGTGAACTTATTTCGATAATAACCGTCAATCCAGCTCTGCGTTTTGCCAGAGACACGCGAGAGATAGTAATTCCCCTTCCCGAGCTTCTTGAGAGTTGGATCAAATGTCTTATCAAGCGGAAGGTTTGGAAGGTTCTCCGCATTCGGGTTAACGGCCCAAGTCTTCCCGTTGAAGGTCGTTGCTGTGAGGTCTGGTCCGATCTCGCCGACATCCGGCTCCCCTGGCTTAGCCTTGAACACGCCTGCCTTGATCTCTTCGACTTCCGACAAGCCAGCAGGCTGCAAGAAGAACTCCCAGCCTTCCGGAGGCTGTTCATAAGCGCGATAGAGCCAATGATCCTTGTCGGGAGGATTGCTGTCGCCGATAATCCCCATGAAGGTAGGCATGACGCCGCCTTTCTTCATGCTGGGATAACGGCCAATACGGTCACCAGCAGCGTCCACAATCGGTCGCGGGATTTCGCGCATCTCGTTGAAATAGATCATCGTGCACTCATACGAGAGCAGCGCTTTCACTTGGTCGGGCCTATCGAGACTAAAGAACTCAACTTCAAAATGCAGAGAAGTTCCGTCTCCGAGGTCTGGAACGACGATAGAGTGTGAAATAGGCGCGGAGCGGCGCAGCATGCCGCACTTTCCTTCGTCGTAAATGCCGATCCAAGTTGCAATTGTCGTACGCCACAGTTCCGGCATACTGTTGCGAACGATAGCCAGCTTGAATGGACGGATGCCGTCATTTCCCGGCTCCTGGTTCATGGCGATAGCGTAAGGATCAACGCAGCACGTCACGGTTTTCCCAGAGCCGACAGGCCCCAGGATGATCCTTGTTCGCTTTCGAGAGTTGAAGAAGCGCCAGAGCGTCGGAGAATGGTCGAAAGCGACGTTGATCATACCATTCTGATCAATACCTTCGACAATCTCGCCGTCAACGAGCTTGAAACCCTCCGGAAGCGTGAGATCTACAGGCTGGACAGGGATTAAATGCTGCATTTCCACGCTTCCGGAGTTGATTTAGCGGTCTTTACACGTCCATTCGCCGTCTTGGACGTGATATTGCGGCTTGTTTCGCTTCGAACAGTCTTCAATGCTGCTATCGTCGTGACATTCTGACTGCATGATCGAGAACGCGACGACAATAACCAGCGTCATGAGCAAAGGGAAATTAGGTGATGCTACAGATCCATTCATTTCAACAGCTCCAAACCTCTTAGAAAGTCTGCAAGCTGTCTGTATTCGATGATTTCAGCGCCGTAAGCAATAGCTAATTTGCGCTTTGATACGCTGATATCGTAGTGAGACCATGACGCATTCATTCCTGGAGCGTCACAAGGCGGCCTTTGGTGCCAGATCCTAGCGACGCCGATACGCGCAGCCATCCTATGCAGCTCGGCGTCTGTGTCCGCGAACATGTGACACATGACCATACGCCCGAACGGATGCCGCATAGTATCGACGTAAACAGTCATTCAAGCAATTCCTCGCCTCTGAGATAGTCTGCGTACCATTCCGCACGTTTCCGAGCGTCAGGACCGCTGAATATCACGGTGCAGCATTGCTTGCTACCGTCTTTTGCCGCATGCGAGACTTCCCAGGCTCCGCCGCGAACGTGGACCATGCTGTCAACGTCCGTAATAGCCCAGCAGGATACGCTCTCAGTCATCCGAATATCAACCACCCCAGGCCGAAGCCGACCAAGACGGCCAGCACGGCATAAGCGAACAACACCTTTTCGAAACCATCCATCATTTCAACAGCTCCTCACCGTCTGCCTCGTCCTTCGTGATCGGAGGGCGCACTACCAGACCAGCAAGGCGCTTAGGCCCGTCGTCTGGCTGCACTCCGCCATTGCGCACCATTGCGGCGACATCATGCCACTCGGCGACCTTCTGGAGCGCCCAGGCTTTATCATGCATGACGATCTTCTTCGGATAGGTGAAGACCTCGCCGTCAGCCTTCACGCCGATACCGAACTCGACTGTCTTCACGGCGACGCGGACATGGCGCGGAATGCTGTCCAGCCCTTCGCCCTGCACGACCTGCACCTTCGCGATATCGCTGTGCGCTATGGCGAGGATGTCTTCCATGACGAAGAGAGCGTCGTAGCCCATAGTGGCCAGCTTCATGGCCTGAGCTTGCTTAAGCGTCTTCTGGAAGCCTTGTTCCCGAAACCAGCTCTGCGCCACGGACGGCCTTATAGCGAGCTGTGAGCACGTTCGAAAGAGGTCGCGCTCCCCGTCCGTGATGAATAGCAGGATGAACCGCCGTTGCTCTTCAGTGATCGCACTCACGCCAGCAGATCCTCACCACGCACAAGCTGCAAGAAGTCGTCCAGGCTCAAGGTTACGAGCCAGGGCGAACGATTGCAACGGTGCGCAACAACCGGCATCAGACCGCCAGCCTGGGCGTCTCGCTGGGCTTGCAGGTAGGCGTTCAGAACGTTCAGCCGCTCCACCCTCTTGCACTCCAGATGCACGCCTGGGAGGTCGTGCTTGATATCCTGGCTTCCGTCCGTGCCGCTATACTGCTGGGCGCGCCGTGCCGCAAAGCCGCGCTCACGAAGCTCTGCCGCAAGCTCGCGTTCGCCAGCCTTACCCTTCTGATTGCCGTTGATCATGTCTCACCCCTTCGATACGCTCAAGCTATGCCATGGCGCTGACGCCGCCGCAACCGTGCCATGGCTAGCGGCCGAGCGTCGCAGGCTACCCGTCTTACCCTCCTGGCAAGCCTCCGCTCGGTCGCACCTCATTTCAGGTTGTAGAGCGAAAAGTCATACAACCGAAATCGAAGGTCACAGCCCAGGTCACAGCCAAAAACCATTGCTCAGCAAGGCTTTTTGCCCTGGTATACCATCCAGGTCACGGTCACAATGCCTTACCCCAAATAGCTCATAGAACCCTGTATGACCCTCCCCCCCCTATACCCCATATACACCCCCCGTTCGCTATGTCTATTTTTCTATACCCCTACCCCCTTTATAAATTGTGACTTGTGACTTAGGTTATAAAGTGTTGATTTTTAAGGGTTTTTTCGGTCCCACTTTTTGGGACGTCCCAAGTCCAAAACTGTGACCTTCCAAAAAGTTGCATGTCGTGTAAAGCAATCAACCTAGAGTTGAAGCTAGCTAATTGTATTGACTATGCCTGCTATGCCATCTATGCAGGACATACGAAAGGAGAAACACACATGACTGATACCGTCCTGAGCGATTGCCTCACGGCTCTGAACGAGGTACTAGCCATCAATGGCTACGACGAATTGCCTATCCATCATGACGTAGCTTCCCGCATAGGCTACCACCTCAAGCGCTGCGACAAGACGAAGCGCTATCAGGAGTATTTGGCTAACCAAGGCAAGCCCAAGGAGCGCGGTTCGTCATCCGGCGATAAAGCGTCTCACTGGAAGCGCGTCGTTCAGTCTGAGTTTATCTGGTGTGCTCGCAATTCGTGGCAAGTTCTCGGTTTGGACGCTGACGGCGAGCTTTGGTGTCGTGTCATCACCCCGGAGCAGAAATTTACTGGCAAGCCGGTTAAGTTTGATCGCCGCATGAAGCCACGGGCTGTTCTAGAGCCCTGGTTTCTCAATCTTTTGGTAAGGTTTTTGCAGGAGAGTGGTGGTGACACGTCGGATCTGCGCAATGAGATGAAGCTCACAACCGAAGGACTGTTCTAATGAGCGGTTACGAAGAGAAGACCAAGCCTTGCGACATCTGCGTTAACGGCATCATAACCATCCCGGACGGCAAGGGCGGCATTCATCAGGCTCCCTGTCCCCGCTGCAACGGAACCGGGAGACTGCCCAAATGAAATACGCCGTTCGGTACTACAGCCCTGAGAAGCTTCGTTTTGTGTTCACAGCCATCGGGAGCGATTACCGAACGGCGCGTACCATCGCGAACCGTCTCGAAGGTGACGTTATCAGTCTGTTCGATCCTGATATCTGCCTTATCCATGCCGTGCTGTGAAAAAGATCGTTGACAGTGCGTTTGAACGCGCTTAGAACGATACCTGTCAACACGAACTAACCGGAAGACGACAATGTTCAGCCACATCATCGCATACTACCTGGAGCGCTCTATTTGCCTTGAAGCGGAAGGCAAGGTTGACGCCTGCCTGGACGCTGAAGACGCGCAGCTCGACTATATGGAGCTTCAAGACTTCGGCAACATCCTGCCGCGCTAACCCTCACCGCAACAAGGAAGCCTCGCCATGAAGAAGCCCGCATCTTTCGACAGCTTGAACGAGCTTACAGACGCCGAGCGTAAGGCCAATGCCCGCTATGCGAAGTATCTTGAAGGCAAAGCCAAGCGCAACAAAGCCGCTCGCGACCGTAAGCGCGTCAAAGTCGCCAAGCTTCAGCAGATCGCCAAGACCTCAAACCGCGCTATCGACTACACGCGCGAAGAGTGGCTGATGACCGCTATTCATCTCCTCCGCCCCATGTTCCTTGAGCGCGGCTACCAGATCCCTGAGAAGGTTCGCGCAACTGTCGGCTTCCCTTCTGTCGGCGGCTTGGGAACGCGTATCGGCGAATGCCACTGCCCGTCTACCTCAGGCGACGACACTGTAGAGATGTTCGTCTCTCCGCTGCTGGACGATCCTATCCGCGTGCTGGGCGTTCTCGTGCACGAACTTGGCCATGCTGTGCTGGGCGTTAAGGAAGGCCATCGCAACCGCTTCCGCAAGTTCTGCAAGGTCATGGAGCTGGAAGGCAAGCCGACGCACACGACCGAGGGAGAGCCCTTCCGCAAGCTCTTCTCTCACGTGCTCGCCGACCTAGGCCCGCTGCCCCACAAGAAGCTTACCCCTAGCGTCAAGAAGCGCCAGAAAGGACGGAACCTCAAAGTCGAGTGTCCCTGCTGTGGATTTAAGTTCCGCGCCTCGAAAGCCCCGCTTGCCGAAATCGCAATGATCGAAGAAGGCCGCTATTACATCCATTGCCCTTCGCCGAAATGTCAGCAGGAGAAGCTTATAGCAACAGACGATGGAACAGTGATCAAGATGGTTCCTGCGCGGATCTATCTCGATATCGAAGTTGAACAGGAAGACGGAGACGAGGAAGAATGATTTACGTTCGCTTACTATCCCGCCGCGACGCTTTCTCTGAGTGGAAGCGTCGCAACAGCTTCGGACAGCACCGTCCGGGAACGCGCGCGATCAAGGAGGCTGAGGACAAGGCTTTCATGGCTCTCGCGAAGTGGAGCCTGATCGAACCGCATACAGAATACCGGATCGAGACGTCAACCGAAGCCTGGAGTTGACGGAGAGGCCGTTCAGATGCCAAGGTGACGCCGAAGCACTGAACGGCCTTGCAGAAGAGATCAACCGCTAGGCCCTCGCCGACCTCGCAGGAACCATATATGGCACAGCCCTCTGTCGATTGCAATGCGATCGAAGCCTTCTTTGACGCCTTCTCCGGGTCTCATCTCTTCCGCGCGGTCGACCACGCCGCCGACGACGCCAAGTCCTTCTATGGCGAGCTGTGGCAATTTCTCCCGGAGCTGCAAGCCCTGAACGAGGCGGGCTACTCCATCTACTTCACGGCGAACGATCCCGGCTCGCTCTACACCAAAGCCGACGCCTACAGGGAGCTGCGCTGCCTCTACCAGGACGCCGAGCCGGGTAAGACCACAGATCCCGCCTACGAGCCCCAGATTTGCGGCCAGGAAGCCCATTTCACTATCGAGACCAGCCCTGGCCGCTTTCAACGCTTCTGGCTGTGTGAGGCTATCCCCGTTGACATGTGGGAGCTTATTCAGCGCCGCATGGTCGAATGGCACGGCCACGACCACGAATGCGCGACAGGCCCCGCCCAGATCCTCCGCGCTCCCGGCTTCATGAACACCAAATATGCCGAGCGCCCTGTCTCCCGGCTCGTCCACAACCGCGCCTATCTCCCCAGGCTGACGCTCGCGGCTGTCGCCAAGCACTTCGCCTTTCCCGACCCGCTGGCCGCGACAGACGAGAACACCTCCAATGCGTTCCAGAAGATGCAAACCGGAGATAGTGGAACGGCGCGCATCTATGACATGCAGAAAGAAAAGGCCAAGCGCTCGCCGACAGCCGATCTCCGCAACAGAGAAGAGCAGCAGAAAGCCCAGCTCCACGGCACGACGCGCAGCCAGATCCGCCTTGACGACGTCTTGGACGTCATGGCCAAACTCAATCCCAGTATGGGCCGTAATGAGTGGAGGCGCGTCGGCGGAGCCCTTCATTACATGTTTGAAGGTTCCGATATCGGCCTGAACATCTTCGAGACTTGGTCCGGGCTCGGCAACAACTACAAGGGCGGCTTCGACTGCGTCGCGCTCTGGAATGGCCTGGACGCTGAGCATCCTCGTCCGACGCACTGGATTACGCTGAAGCAGATGGCTGGACAGGTCAAAGTCACGGACGTGGAGAAGGATCGCCTCCGTTCACCAGCGTTTGAACGGCTTAGGAGCGAGCTGGAGCCCTATATCGACTATCGCCCTTTGGCTATCCACTACAGCGACCGCAAGCGCACGGCCGAAGGGCTCTCTCAGGAGCTGGAGACGAACTCCAAACAGAACTGCGAGGATCATCTCCGCGACCTTGGCATAACGGCGCGCTGGGATGATTTCGCCAAATGCGTTCGTCTGGACGGAGAGCGCATGACGAACGAGAGCCTTATCGACCTCTGGAGCATCGCTCATGACCAACGCTGGAAGCCATCTCGCAACGTCCTGCGCGAGTTTGTCGAAGGTATAGCCCGGCAGGCTCCCTACAATCCCGCGCAGGACTACTTCAACAGCCTGTCCGGGAAGTGGGACGGCGTCTATCGCCTGGAAACCATGTTTCAGCGGCATATGGGAGCGCCGAACCGCCCTGCCGTCCGCGAACTCGGTCAACTGCTGTGCTACGCCGTGGTTCGCCGCGTGTTTCAACCCGGCTTCAAGTTCGATATGATGCCGATCCTTCAGGGACTGCAAGGGCTCGGCAAGTCGTCTCTATTCGAGCTGCTGTGCCCTAATCCGGAATGGTTCCTGAATTCAGTCCGGCTTGATCTCGAAGAAAAACGCCTGTACACGCAGATCCAAGGCAAGCTGTTCGTCGAGTTCGGAGAGCTGTCAGGGAAGAAAAGCACAGAGATTGAAAAGATCAAAGCCTTTGTCACCCAGAAAAAGGACGAACTGATTAAGAACCACGCGACAGAGGTCTCTGAATATCACCGCCTCGCCGTCTTCGTCGGCACGACGAACGAGCACCGCGTCTTACGAGATCTTACAGGGAATCGCCGCTTTCCTATCATTCCCGTGACAAAAGAACTTGACTGGGATGCGCTGAAGGCAGAAAGAGACCAGCTCTGGGCGGAGGCTGTCGCCTGGGAAGAGTTGACGCCAGATCTCCGTCTCTCCCCCGAGGCTGTGAAGGACATGGAGGAGATACAGCAGACGCGCATTGACCGAGACGTGACCATCGAAGAGATGTTTGACAAAATCAATGCGTTCGAAGAAGGCTTTATCCATCGTTCGCAGCTCTGGAGCGCATTAGGCTTCGGCGACGAAAACGGCAGAGACAAGAAGCTCCAGGCGACAGCACGCTACGCGCTGCAAGATCTGGAAAAAATGCTGCGTCATACTGGCTGGACGATAGGCGAGACGTCGAAGCACGACCACGGCAAAGGAAGGGGACACTTCAGAAAGAAAGGTCGCCATCTCGTAAAGGAAATCGTTTACCAGAGCGGCCAATTCCGCTACAAGATCGACCTACAGGAAGAAGCAGACGAGCTACTAGACTGATCAACAGCAAACCTCACCGAAGGAGACTGACATGGACGAGATGAACGGCCAAGCGATGGAGAGCGTTGGGTCGGCTTTCCGTGGCGCGATGTACGCTATGGAGATCGCGATCAACTCCCTGCCCGCCTGTAGGACAGAGCACGCGCACCGCAAGGAGGCTTTCGACAAGCTCTCGCAGATCGCCGGAACCTTGCTTGCCGACTACGACAACGGCGTCTATGAGCGCCGCGCCTTGCTCGAAGAGGTCGATAAGCTGCGGCGCGAAGTCGAAGCCCAGCGCATCCGGCAGGAATATCGCGATGCAAGGGAAGCCAGCCTCGAAGAGCTGTACATCGCCCAGCGCAGCCTCGCTCTGAAGGCTACTCTGCAAGTCTCGAAGATGGAAGAGCGCTACCAGGAAGTGCAGCGCTTCGCCAATACCCTGGAAACGATGAACCAGCGCCAGCGGAGCGCCTATGTCGATCTGGAGGGGATGCACGAGAACCAGCGCCAGACCATTATCGGCCTGAAGGAGGAAAACGAGAAGCTGAAAGCCGATCTGGAAACGGTTCTCAATCATCGCGACGACAATGCCGAAGCGAAGAAGGTGATGCGGAAGGAGATCAACACGCTTCGTCAGGTTGCCAATCGCCGTAGACATGTTCTTCTCGGAGCAGGGAAGTTCATTACAGACATAACGGTTAATCAAAACTTCAGTGATCTCGTATTTAAGCTGCGGGACGAGACACTAGACGCCATAGCAGACGCGGCGAAAGCGATCAATTACAGCGTTGTCCTGTCCGATGTGGAATACGGCGGGAATAGCGTGGCTGTGCCGCAGATCGACGCTGTAGAGGCGCTCGGCAAGAAGGAGCACGTCTTCGCCACGGACAGCACAGATCCAATGTGCGCCGTCTGCAACACGAAGCAGAGCGACGCGGGAGCTTATTGCGAGGAACGAGACGCGGACGAGAACGGCGTCAACAAGCAAGCCGAGATCGCAACCGTAGCCGAAGCCATTCAGGCCGCCGAGTAGTCTATGAAAACGCCGCGCTGGTATCAGACGGAGGCTGTCAATTCCGTACAGCCTCCGGAAGGGAAGAAGCTTATCGTTGTCCCGACAGGCGGAGGTAAGAGCCTTATCGCGGCAATGCTCTGCGTCAACGAAGCCCTGTTCGGCCGCGTGCTGGTTCTGACGCACGTCAAGGAGCTTGTGCAGCAGAACGAAGCCGAGCTGAGGGAGAACGCTCCGGAGCTGGACGTCGGCGTATGCTGCGCGGGTCTGAAGCGCTACGAGTACGACGCAGACGTGGTTATCGCCAGCATTCAGAGCGTCTACAAGAAGCTGGAGGACTTCGACGACGTCACGCTGATTATCATCGACGAATGTCACCGCATCACTCCTGTCGGCGGGAAGATGTATCGTTCCGTCCTGGAGAAGTTTCCTGGCATCCCCGTAATCGGATTGACCGCGACGCCGTTCCGTTCAGGGACAGGATACCTCCACAAAGGGGAGCATGCGATCTTTGACGAGATCAGCTACGAGATCAAATACCAGACGCTGGTAGACGAAGGTCATCTCGTGCCGTTCGCGAAGCTGGGCTCGGAGCTGGCTTATTCCGACGAAGGTTTGCACATGCGCGGCGGAGAGTTCGTTCAGAACGAGCTGGACGAGCTGGCGCAGGACAACGCCAAAACGAAGAAGATCGTCGCGCAGATCGTCGAGAGAACGGTTGACCGCTGGGCTATCCTGGTGATCGCCATCAATGTGCGACACGCCTACGTCATGCAGCAGGAGTTTGCGAAGCATGGCGTCATGGCGAATGTTGTCCATGGCGATATGGACGCGAACGACCGCGACAATGCCACGGAAGCCTTTCTAGCTGGCTTATATCGCGTGGAGATCTCGGTAGGCATCCGCACGACGGGCTTCAACTACCCGGCTCTCGATTGCGTCGTGCTGTGCCGTCCTATCGGCTCGCCTGTCCTGTTCATTCAGTGCGGCGGACGCGGGACGCGGATCTATCCAGGCAAGATCAACTGCCTGCTGCTGGACTATGGCGGGAATATCTCTCGCTTCGGCGAATTCGGTTCCCCTGAGATCAGGGAGAAAGGCAACTCCAAGGATCGAAAAATCTGCCCCAAATGCGGGGAAAGCAATTCGACGCAAGCTCGTAAATGCAGCGCTTGCGACGCTCCCTTCGAGAACATGTTTAAGAACTGTCCGGAGTGCGGGACGAAGGTTGACCGGACGACACAACACTGCAAGGAATGCGGCTACTACTGGCCGATCAACGAAGACGGTCTCGACGAAGACGGAAAGACGATCATCGAGAACAAGGCCGTTTGGGTCGATCTTCGCAACACGACGTTTCGTGTCCACAAGCCACGCGCCGTTCACGAACTCGAAGAGAAGCCAGAATGCTTTGTCGCAATGCACAAGACGGTTGACGGCGCTACGGTGCAGGAATATGTCTTTCCGGAAAGCTTCGCTGCGCGACATGCATTCGAAAAGTGGTGGAGAACGCACAACGGAAAGCTTCCCGTGCCGAAAACAGCGCGGGATGCGAGAGAGCGCAAACAAGAATTAGTTTTACCGAACCAAATACATGTGATACGAAAGGGCAAGTTCTTCAATTTTCTCGCAAGGAGGTTCCCATGACCGAGAGAGATAAAAAGGGCTGGCTTGCCGTCGTATTCTGGCTCGCGCTGCCCTGGGTTGCTGGCTATACCGTCAACCTGCTGTTCTGAGTTAATACCGGCTGATGGAGTGAAGTCCAAGCGCGCATCCGTGCAATTCGGACAGCCGGTTCCATCCTAACCCAACTGGAGAAGTGAAGTGGATATCACGAGCATTCAAGTCGAAGCCGGGTTCACCATGAACGCGGGCGATTATCAGAGCGTAAAGGCGACCATTGCCATGCGCGCCGAACTCGGTCGCGGCGAAGATGCCGACAAGGCGACCTCCGAGCTGCGTTCCAAGGTCATGGCGCATCTGATCGGCACGGCGACCTCTGCGCATCCCGACGCCGCGCGGAAGCTGCTGGCAAGCGGCGGTCTCAAGGCGCTGGAGGCCCCCAGCACGGCCGAAAAGAAGAAGCCCGGCCCGAAGCCCAAGGAGAAGACCAACGGCTCCGAGGCGCTGCTGTCGGACACGGAAGACGGCATGAACGTCGGCGGCCTGGACAAGGAAGATCAGCTCGGCGCTGAAGAGCCCGGCCTGGGCGGAGACGACGATCTGCTGGGCGGCGAAGAGGTCGTCGAGATCACGCGGGAGAGCCTGACGGCCAAGCTGCGCGACGTTCTCAAGGCCAAGGGGCAACCGGCTCTGACGCAGCTCTTCAAGAAGGTCGGCTCGGCGGATCTGAAGAGCACGCCCCAGGCCAAATATCAGGAACTCTACGCGCTGGCCGTCAAGGCTCTCGCGTAAGGTCGCGCTAAGACCGCGCAAGGGCTCCGTCTCGCTACGGCGGAGCCCAGATCAACCGAACTCGCAACCTCAGGAGGCTTCAGCATGCCTTGGCCATTACCTGATAACCGTCCGAACCCTGCCTGTCCGATCTGTGACGGCAAGGGAACGATTATCCACATCAATCAGGGCAAGATCACCTGCCCCGAATGCAACGGAACCAGGAAGGCGAAATAAGCCGATGGACTACGGCGTCAAACTGGAAGAGCGGATCGAGATCCTGGAGCAACAGAACCGCATGCTCCGCCGCTGCATGTTCCATACCGTTCGCATGGCTGGCGGACAGATCGCTATCTCTCATGTCGATCTCGTGCATTACAGCGAGCTGGACGAGGTTCTGAACTGGTACTATGACCAGGATAAGAACGCGACTGTATGGACCGCGAAGCCGCTGCCGAAGCCTGCTATCGTCTACGGCAGCGGCGAGCCCGTCAGGCTGAGCTTGCGGGAAGTTCTCTCCACCTATCGCGTGATCTTCGGCGAGGTCTGGAGAGCGTTCAAACACTGGAGGAAGGAGCGCAAAGACCGTGACCAAGCTCCCCTGTAAAGTCCAGGAGCTTCGCAACTACAAGCGCGCTGTATGCACCGTATGCGGCGCGTCTTGGGATCTTGACGAAGCTATCCGCGAATGTCCCTACAAAGTGACGCAGCTTCCGAGAGATCCAGGAGGCTACATTTTCGCTGCCGCGATCCTGGGCTTGATCGCCGCGTTCTTCATGCTGCTAGGCTGGCTCTTCTGATGAAACATATAAAGCTCTACGCTCCGAAAGAGAAGGAAGGCGAAGCTCGGAAGAAGATCGGCGAAGGTTTCGTCTCTTCCGACCTCTCTTATCAAGTCGAAGCTGGCCGAAAAGAATTCCCGATGTATCTTCGACCACGCATGCGGACAGAAGACTTGAGACGGCGCGATGCTGTGCCGATCTCTGAGAAGGCAAACATTATAACCGCGAACGTCGTCCGGATCTATCGTGACGGAAAGTTCGTCCATTGGCTGGCGGAGATCCGAAACGAAGCCGACCGCGAGACGATCAAGAAACATACGGGCGACTGGATAGGGAATTGATATGGAACGGGACACGCAGAGCCGCTTTGCGCCTTCAAAGTCAGATCGCTGGGCGAATTGCCAGATCTCCTTGCTGCCGGTTGCCTCTGAACACTTCGTCGCTGAGGTTGACCGTGAAGACGCGTCGCTCGGCTCTGCGTGTCACGCCCTTTCCGCTGCGTGTCTCAATGAACGAGTGCAACCGGCTGACTTCCTATTCGAAGACCGTCAGTTCCATAAGATGGACGTTACTGTCGGCATGGTCGAAAGCGCTTCTGTCTATCTGAACTACGTCCAGGAAGCTTACATTGATCGCGGCTACGAGTGGTATGTCGAGCACCACGTCGAAGCGCCGTCCATTCACGAAGACTGTTACGGGACGACGGACTTCCGCGCCTTCAGCGAGATCCGTAAGCATCTCGTCATGGTCGATTACAAGTCCGGACATGCGCAGGTTGACCCGACCACATACCAGCTCGCAATCTACGCAAACGGGGAGCTGGAGACGCTTCTCGATATGGGGTACGAGATCGAGACGATAACCTGCGTCATCGTGCAGCCGACCAACGAAGCCGATCCGATCCGCGAGCATAACTACACGGTCAAGGAGCTGCGCAGGATCGCAAGGAAGCTCAAGGAAGCCACCAAAGGCCACGCGGCAAAGGCGGGAGAGTGGTGCAAGTACTGCCCGCATGCGCATTACTGTGACACGCTGGCGAGCTATGCGAACGACGTGCTTCCGGGAGAGCTGCACGGCAAGGAGGATTTCGACGAAATGGTGCAGCGGCTGACGCCGGGATTGCTGGCCGAAATCATGGATCGCCAGCCCGTCGTCAATATCTGGTTCGCCGCTGTCGCAAGCTGGGCGTCGCAGCTCGCCATGCTGGGAACCGAGATCCCCGGCTACGAGCTGAAAGACGGGCAGGGACACAGACGCTATGTTGACGTCTCGAATGCAGAAAGTGTCTTGAAACAAGAGTTCGGTGATGATATCTACGAACCGAGAGAACTCAGAAGCCCCGCGAAGATTGAGGCTATCTGGCCGAAAGCGAAAGCTCTCATGAAAGGCCGTCCGGGGAAACCTGGGCTCACATACCGCCCACAGCTTGGGCCTAGGTTGAAAAGGAAAGGTGAAAAAGATGAGTGAAGTTGAGATTTACGCCGAGAGCCGCGCCACCATGGACGCCGACAGCGCCGCCTCTTACCTGTCGATCACCGTCAGCACGCTGAAGCGGCTCGTTCGCGAAGGCAAAGGCCCCAAATACGCGCGCATCTCCCGCGTGCTGTCGTTCCGCAAGTCGGATCTCGACACGTGGCTGGCCGCGCAGTTCGACAAGACGCCGAAGAAAGCCGCGAAGCGCGCTCCGAAGTCCGATCCGCTCGCGGCGTAAACAGCTCCCAGCAAGAGAGGCGAGTTGCGTTTAGTTGCGTAATGAGTTAGTTTCGAGTTTGAGCCTAGCCTGTCCCGAGCAATGGTAGATCGGCGTTCGCACCGTCTGGTTTGCTAAGCGAGCCGACAGGCTAGTGCTCAAGATCCCTCAGCGTATCCGTCCGGAGGAAAACAAGACGGAGATAACCATGTTAAAACTTGAACAGGATTTCGCAAATGTCGAAGTGTCTCACGCCTGAATTCCGTTGCTCCTTCTTCGATCTCTTCGA